GGTCAAGGGTTATCTGTGTATCTGGACGACGGAGGGCGGCCAGCAGCCGCCGGACAAGGAGGAGAGTATGGGCAAGTACACCGTGACGCCCAGCATCGGCGTCAACATCCGCAGCGGCCCCGGCACCAGCTACGGCAAGGTGGGGGCGTACCCCTGCGGGGCCGTGGTGGACGTTCTGGAGGAGCGGGACGGCTGGGGCAAGACGGATAAGGGCTGGGTATCTCTGGCCTATCTGGAGGCCGTGAGGGCCCCTCAGAGGGTCACAGATACGGGCCTCGCCATCCAAGAGGATATCATCTCTGACTGGCGTCGGAATAGGCCGGGCAGGGATACCAACCCGGGGGCCTATATCACCATCCACGAGACCGGCAACGCGGCCAAGGGCGCCGATGCCGCGGCCCACGGGGCCTATCTGGACAGCGCCGCCGGGGAGGATGATCTGGTGAGCTGGCACTACACCGTGGACGACCACGCCATTGTCCAGCACCTGCCCGACTACGAGACAGCGTACCATGCCGGGGACGGCAAGGACGGGCCGGGCAACACCACCAGCATCGGCATCGAGATCTGCGTCAACGCCGGAGGCGATTTTCAGGCGGCCCAGGCCAACGCCGCCGCCCTGGTGCGCCTGCTCATGGAGGAGCACGGGATTGGCATTGAGCATGTCGTCCAGCACAACCACTGGAACGGCAAGGACTGTCCCAGGACCATCCGGGCCACCGCCGGGGCCTGGGAGGCGTTCCTGGCGCTCTGCCGGGGAGAGACGGCGAATGTGTCCAAGTTGGACACCGACGTGGACACGCTGGCTAATGTCGGCATTATCGACCAGCCCGACTACTGGAAAGCCGGGAATTACTCCAAGGATACTGTGGAGGCCCTGATCGGGAAAACGGCGGATTATGTAAGGGAGGACGATTGATATGGAGCATATCAACGGATTCAAGGCGGCGGTCGCCGCCGTGCTGGGCGGTCTGACGGCCCTGTGGGGCTGGTTTGGCTGGCTGGTGCTTGCCTGGCTGCTCTGTATGGCGCTCGACTACGGCACCGGCACCGCCGCCGCCCTCCGGGCCGGGGAGTGGTCGTCCAAGGTGGCAAGGGACGGCCTGTGGCACAAGCTGGGGGCCGTGGTGGCCGTCCTGGTGGCCGCTATCCTGGACGGAGTAATTGGTTTGATCCTCGCCAACATTCCGGCACTGGAGCTGCCCTTCCAGTATGAGGTATTTGTGAGTGTCCTAGTGCTGGTCTGGTATATCATGACCGAGCTGGGGAGCATTGTGGAGAACATCGGTGCCCTAGGTGCCCCCGTGCCCGCCTGGCTCCGCAAGGCCATCGCCGCGCTGGAGTCCACCGTGGACGGCGCCGGGGACAAGCTGGGAGACGGACAGGACGACGAAAAGTAAATCGCCAAACGATTGGAAATATGAATGCCCCCGGGGCCTGCGGGCCTCGGGGGCGCTGTGCTTATTTGCTGGTATGATCAAAATCATCGGGAAAGAGTTCTCCGTGTGTACTGCCCAGGCCGAACTCGTGGTGAATCCGAGCTTGGGCCTCCGGGGTGAGCTCGCGCCATACATGTTCCCGGCCGTCACAGACCAGGAGGAAATCGGCTTCCCAATAGTTTGTCATGGTGTGCTCCCTTCTGCCCTCGTGACGTCCGGGGCGGGTGTTTGTTTATTCGTCATCCTGCGGGTCTTGATCCTTGATTTGAGCTATTAGATCGGCCCGGATGCGTTTCCACATTTCCCGGCTACTACTGCCCTCGTCAAAGCTCAACATTACCGATGCAAGGGCGGTTCTGATGCGGCACATATCCGCACGGCTCATGGTTACGGTTCTCATTTCCTGATTTAACATCTCGTGTTTCCTCCTTGATTCCTCTGCCTTACGCTGTTATAATCAAGGTGGCCGGGGTAAGGCTCCCGGCTCACCTTTTTGGGTGTTGAGTAGCGGCGCTTTAGCGGGGGTCGCTACTCTTTTTTATGCCTTGACCTTGCTGTCCCGCACGATTTTAGCGGCGGCCTCCGGGTCTTTGGCAGTTGACTCAATCAGCTTTGCGATGTTCTCAAGATACTGATTGAGTTCTGCGGTTGTCATTTCGTCCATTCACCTCGCTCCTTTCTGTAAGAGACTTGGGATCTCTGCCTTACGAGTATAGTATAATATATCGCTAGCGAAAATACAATGCGCAAACCCAACAAATATACATCGCTAGTATTGTGCAATAAGTATATCGCTATCGTTTCGGCAATGTGATATGATAGAGCCAATCAAAGGAGGGAGGGAGTCATGCCTGTAACAAAGGCACAGCAAAGGGCTGTAGGAAAATATGAGAAAGAAAACTATGATAAAGTTCTTCTTCGATTGCCAAAAGGAAACAGAGAAAAAATAAAGGCCCACGCCCAGCAGAAGGGCATGAGCTTGAATGCCTATATCGTGGACTTGATCGAGAAGGACATGAGAACAGAGGAGGACACCTAATTACAGGTGTCCTCTTTTTCTGACAAATCGATCCGTCCATGCTCTTTTTCAAAGTCGGCAATATGACGGCGAATTAGCCACTCTATTTCCCGGTTTTTACTGCGCCCATTAAATTCGGCAATGTATTCTAGTTTATCAAGCGTGATACGGTTAATCCGAAGCGTATAGCGGGGCAGGTTGTCTTTCATGGTGGCCTCCTGCAAAAAGTCCTTGACAAAAGTATATGCAGTAGGCTAAACTTTGACTTGGATATGACGCATAAATGACGCAGTATAAATTTATAAAAACCGGGCAGGGGGCTCAACCCCGCCCGGCAAGGAATTACTCTAACATGTCCAACACGGCGTCCTTTAGGTGCAGCGGTGAGAGGCTATACCTATTAAACGCCATGACCATGCGAAAGACCAGTTCCGCATCGGTCGATACGTCCTGGAGAATCTGCACAGGGCCTTGGTGCAAAAGGCCATATACTACGATATCGTAGCTATAGTATGTGCCGATCTCCGGGGCGTATTTCTTTCGCCTGAACATGAAATAGGATATGGGCACGACGATCATCCTTTCTCTTTTTCTACGGGATGTGTCGTGTGTAAAAGGGGGCCCTCTAGCTCGAGCAGGAGGGCCTCGCTTGTTTATGACAGAGGAAAGATTGTGCCCCCACAATTGCCCCCAAAGCCCCGAGATATGCCCCGAAATCCTGCTAAATAGTGCACGTAGAATATATGAAAAAACAAGACAAAAAACCCTGTAGTCATTGAGACTACAGGGTTTTGTTCTGGTGGAGACGACAGAACTCGAATCTGTGACCCCTTGCGTGTGAAGCAAGTGCTCTACCGGCTGAGCTACGCCTCCATATATTGGTGACCCGTACGGGACTCGAACCCGTGTTACCGCCGTGAAAGGGCGGTGTCTTAACCACTTGACCAACGGGCCAGGTTGCCCAAGCGGGGCGGGATACTCCTGAAAGGAAGTCCCAAAAGACGGCGCGGTGCCGTCTTTTGGGGTCTGGTAGCGGCACCTGGATTTGAACCGGGGACACTGCGGGTATGAACCGCATGCTCTAGCCAACTGAGCTATGCCGCCATTGAAAACCCCCTGTCGGACAGGGCAGGATTCAGTATACGCGATCATTCCCGTTTTGTCAATTGTTTTTTTCAAAAAAATTAGTCAATTTTGTAGCCGACGCCCCAGACGGTCTTAATGAACCGGGGATTGCGGGAGGGCTCGCCCATTTTTTCCCGCAAGCGGCGGATATGAACCATAACGGTATTATTGCGGTCCAGGTATTTCTCCCCCCACACGCTCTCAAAGAGCCGCTCGGCGGAGATGACCTGGCCCCGGTTCTCACAGAGCATCCAGAGAATGTCAAACTCAATGGGGGTGAGGCCCAGCTCCCGGTCGTAGAGGGTACACTCGTGGGTGGCCCGGTTGATGACCAGGCCGTTGAAGTCAATGATGTCCCGGCAGTCGCCGGCCTTGTCGGCCTCGTTGTAGCGGGTGTAGCGGCGCAGTTGGGCTTTGACCCGGGCCATCAGCTCCAGCGGGTTGAAGGGCTTGGTAATGTAGTCGTCCGCGCCGATGGTGAGGCCGGTGATCTTGTCCATGTCCTCCGCCTTGGCGGTGAGCATGAGTACAGGGAAGTGGTGCTCCTTGCGGATTTCCCCGCAGAGGGTAAAGCCGCTGATGTCGGGGAGCATCACGTCCAGGATGGCCAGGTCCAGAGCCTGGTTCCGCACCACGGCCAGCGCCTCGGTGCCGGTACCGCACTTGAACACGGTGCACCCCTCGCTCTTCAAATAGACCTCTACCAGATCGGCAATCTCCGGCTCGTCGTCCACAACCAGAATCCGCGCGTCCATGGCATCCGCCCCCTTTTCCAGGACATTATAGCCAAAGCGGCGGCGGCAAGTCAAGGGTGGGGCGTAATTGTAAGAAAAACATCAGAACTGGCCCGGCCAGGAGACGTGCCCCCGGCCGGGGCTGGTTCAGCCAGAGACGCGGTTGAGTTTCTCTATGTCCAGCGTAGTCTGTACGCTCCGGCCGGACACATCGCTGCTGTAGGTGAGGGAAAAGTTGGTGGCCTCGGAGGTGTAAAACGTGAAGGTGCGGGCGCCGTTGGCGGTGGAGCTGTTTCCGGAGGTGCGGAAATAGATGCCGAGGTCAATGCGCGCCAGGCCGCCGAAGGCGGGCGTGATCTGAAGATAGCCCGGGGCCTCCAGTATGGCTGACACGGAGTAGGAGACCCGGTAGTAGCCCGGCTGGAGCCGAAGCTGCTGGGTGCCGCTCAGTGTGATATTGCCTGTGGGGTCATTCAGCAGCTCATAGAGCGGAATCTGTCCGTTGTTGGGGACGGATCGTACATCGGAGTAGTAGGAAGCAAAGACATCCTCACCCGGTCCACCCGCAGGACCAGTGGGGCCAGTGGCGCCGGGCGTCCCTTGCGGGCCTGTCGGTCCGGCGGCGCCCTGGGGCCCCTGTGGCC